CCTCCTGGCTCGCCTCTTTTTACTTGGTGACTTCGCGCACGTAGGCCTGGCAAGCCTGCAGTGCTATCAGCCCCCGGTCGCCGTCGTCGGTGATGGCGACAATTCGTTGAGCATGCGCTCGGTCAAGTTGGGCGCGTACGGCGCCATGTACCAGGCTTCCGGTGCCGGCGGTTTCTCGCACCCCACCGTCACAACCCGGGGCGGCAAAGGCTCCGGCGTCGACAAGGACTGACAACCGCAGATTAGCGGTAGCAAGCCTGTCACGCAGGCGAGCTTGAGTTGTTTGTGCATTGTTCATCTCCTGCCAATGGGTTTTGCCCTGCTCCTGCAGGCGATCTTCCAAGGCTTGCCGCTGAGCCTTCTGCTTCGCCAACCGATCCAGGGCTGCAGCTGCAGCCTCTTCACGCTCGCGACCATAGGCTCGATCCTTGTCGGCCAGTTGCCCAATGTAATCAGCTGACTGATCCGCGAGCTGCCGACCGTACTCGTTGGCCTGCCACGTCCAGGCGCCACGGCCGCCGATATAGACCCCGAGCGCAACGGCCAACAAGGCAATACGCCAACTCAGCGACATTACTGCAGCACCTCAAGCGCCCGCTTGTAGAGCGCTTGGCGATCTTTCAAGCCATTGAGGCCACCATTGATGCGACGGGTGATCGACTCGAAAACCGAGTCATCGGCCTGTGCCACCTTGTCAGCAAGGCTATTGAGGCCCGCACGCTGCCAAAACCACCCGGCTGACAGCGACGCGTAGACCGGCTGCTCGAGCAGGTCGGGGGTATTGAGCAAGCGACTGTCACCGAACAGCGCCTCACTGCAGGCTTCGTAGTTGTCGCGCCCGGTGATCTGAATAAGCCCACGGCCACGGTACCGCTGGCCATCACCATCCGCCTGTGGGGTGTTGCCAAGGCGCTGCGCCAGGCGGCCGGTGTCGTACTTGGCCAGGTAGGCATCGTTACCGAGCTCACGCACATACAGCAGCTGGCCAGACTCATGGCCTACCTGGGCAAGGAATGCCGCCATACGCTTGGCCGTGATGATCGAGTACTTGCCCATTGTCGCGTTGAGCCCAGGAACAAAAACGCCGGCTTTGCGGCCGGCGTTGGGGAGGATCTGTTGCAGCTGTTGAACTGAGATAGCCATTGATTTCTCCAGTGATGGCCGAAAGCGGCCGAGGGGTTCAGAGCTGCTCAACCTTGAGCGGCTTTTCAACTTTCTTTTTCTTGCCCGAGGCCTTGGCCTTACCCTTCTTGCCGCCGTTGCATTCCACGGTCGTGGTCCACCCGCTGGCGGTGAACACCTGCTCAACGCTTTCCACCAGGTACTCGCCATCGAGACCGACCTTGAAGCCGTGGGCGTTAATCGTGCACTCGGCAAACAGGTCATGCCGGCCGGCCATTTCCAGACGCACGCCCGCCGTGCTGCGGTTGAACGCGGCCAGCCGCGCCTTGGCGGCCTGCTTGGCAGCAGTCTCGTTGGGGTAGATGTGGCGGTCGGTGTGAACCGGGGGCAGACCGTCTGGCGACTCGTCGTTGTCCAGCTGGACGACTTTTAAGGCGCCGGTCTTCGGGTCCTGATGCTGTGTTTTCACTGCCTTCTGCGTGCTGCGGTCCGATAACCGGAATTGGTACCGCGAGACGTCCGTCTTGTTGACCGTGATGACCTGCAGCGACTTGCCTGATGTGCTCTTGCCGCCCTGCCGGGGCATAACCAGCAGCTTGCCCTCGGCAACCTTAGCTGTGCTGTCATACTGCCGGGCCAAGCGCGTGACAAAGTTGAAGTCCGACTCGTTGCGCTGATCGATGCGCTCGACCTTCGTCGTGACCGGGCAGACCACCTCCCAGCCGTTACGCTTGGCGATTTCAGTGACGATCTCCGACAGCGGCACATTCTCCCAGCTGCCGCTGCGGATGGTCTTGCCGCTTCCACGCATGTCGCTGGCCTTGCCGCGAATGATCAGTTCATCGGGCGGGCCGGATAACTGCACCTCGTCGACGGTGTAGGCGCCCATGCGCTTAAGGGGCTGGCCCTCGTAACCCAGCAAGACCTCCACCACCCCTCCCCGCGCTGGCAGCGCCACTGCCTGGTCGCGGTCGTCAATGCGTAGCTCAAACTCGTCCGACTCCATGCCGGGCTTGTCCGAGATGCGCAGAAGCAACAGGCGGTCATTGATCAGCGCGGTAATGTCCTTGCGGTCGGCAATGACTCGATACGTTGGTTTCATGCGTGCTCCAGATACAAGAAACCCCGCGCGGGGCGGGGTTCGTTACGCGTGACTTAAGGGGGTCAGTCGAACAGCTGCAGCAGCTCGACCGCCGGCGCCGACAAGTCGGGCAACTGGATCAGCAGGCCGGCACGATACGGCTGCGCCTCCCTGGCCAGATCCGGGTTAGCCTCCAGCACCGCCTCGACGGTACCGTTGAGGTGCCCGTAGTAGTGCTGGCAGATCACGTCCAGCAGATCCCCGTCAGACGTTCTGCAGGTCGTTGCCATAGCTCACAAACTCCAGGTTAAAGCCCTGTTTACGGGGGATGCCGCCTGCCAGCAGGTGGTTTTGTTCCTCTTCCACACTCACCAGGCACCAGTCGCCCAGCACCTCGCCATAGCCCGTGACCAGCTTCAACGCCTGCAGGTTGCGGCCAATGCTACGCAGCACCTTCAGTTGATTAATGCCGCCCTTGTGGTGCGGGAAGATCGCGCCCTTGAGCGTGATCTTTTCTTCACCCAGGCCGACCGCCTGCTGCGCCACACTTCGGCGCAGGCGCTCTTGCCCAGCCCAGCGATACGACGCCTGTCGGCGCAGTTCGTCGAAGGGTGCAGTGCCCAGGTTGAAGTAATACGGCTGCAGCTTGGGGTCATGTGGCTGGATGATCAGCAGGTGCGGGAACGGAGCAACCGCCTCGGGAAGCGGTGTAGCCGAGCCCATCAAGCCGCCCGTGGGCAGGATGTTGGCCAGTGACGGGCTGACCAGCCCCGCCACCCGCCCCGCCTCGGCCGTGACCTTGCCCGCCATCGTCTTGAACGTGCCCAGGCGTTCCTGCACCTGGGCGGCGCCGGTGACGGCTCGGCTATACATCGACGCAACCTGCCCCACCTGGGACTGCGCGACATTGATACTTCGCACGATCCGGCCAAGCTTTGCACCAGCCTCAGCTCCCACGAACGGTATGTTTTCCAGCTCCGACGCAGCACCTGTGATGCTCCCGACCGCACTGTTGAGCGGGGACAGCATGCCGTCCACACCTTTGCGCCCAGCTTCCCCAGCTGAAACAATCCCGGAAAGGGACGACTCCAGCTGCGCCATGTAGGCCATAGGCCCTCCTTACACATGCGGTTGATCGAACAATTGGGTCGAGGCCGTGCGCGCAGACAGCTCACGCTGCCAGCCATCGAACAGCCGCCTCACGCCTGATTCCAACTCGCGCAGCAGCTCCGCCGGGTCCTTCACATCGCCGGTGACGTTGATCGGGATACTCGGCGCGAAGGTAAACGACTGATCAACCTTCGGAGCCGGGGCCGGCGCAGCGACCTTGGCTGGCTGAACCAAGTCGGGCATCCGGGGCGCGGCAGGCGCCGATTTGGCCACCATGTCGCGTACCAGCTCACCCAACCCCGCTGGCACGGTTTCCGGCCGGGGGATGACTTGAGGTGACACTCCATCGGCCGCAGGCTTGCGCTGGCGGTTGTCGATGATTATTGGGGCGGGCGTCGACTTGACTGGGGCCTCACGCAACGTCTCACCCAATTTCGTCGGAGGTGTTTCCGACGCCGGCTGTGGCTGCGCTGGCGGTGGCACCAGCCCTGCACCTGGGAAGCGCACCTTGTTTGCCGTCAGGGCCGGCAACAGATACGGGTCCTTGGCCCCCGGCGCAAGCGGGTCATATGACACTGCCGGGGCGGCCGGCGTTGGAGCGGCCACGGCTTTCACCGTGTCACCCAGCTTCGGCGGTTCCTGCAGTGTCGGCGCTGGCTCAGCCTCAATCACCGGCTCAGGCTGGACCGGCGGCCGCAACAGGGGCACACCCGGGAAACGTACCTTGTTGGCCGTCAATGCCGGCAACAGATATGGGTCCTTGGCCTCGGGATTGACCGGGTCATACGAAACAGCCGGCTCGACCGGTTGCGGGGCGGCCAACGCTCGCACTGTGTCGCCCAGCTTCGTCGGTTCCTGCAGCAGGGGCACGGGCTCAGGCAACGACTCAGGTTGAACCGGCGGACGCACCAGAGGCGCACCCGGGAAACGGACTTTGTTGGCCGTCAGGGCCGGCAACAGGAATGGATCCTTGGCCTTGGGGTCGAGCAGGTCATACGACACTGCAGGCGCTGGCTCAGGTTCAGGTTCAGGTTGAACCGACGGTCGCACCAGAGGTGCACCGGGGAAGCGTACCTTGTTCACCGTCAGGGCCGGCAACAGATACGGGTCCTTGGCCCCCGGATCGAGCGGGTCATATGACACTGCCGGGGCGGCCGGTGCCGGAGCGGCCACGGCTCTCACCGTGTCACCCAGCTTCGGCGGTTCGTGCAGCAAAGTTGCTGGCTCAGGCTCGGGCACCGGTTCAGGCTGAATCGGCGGCCGCACCAGGGGCGCCCCCGGGAAACGTACCTTGTTGTCTGTCAACGCGGGCAACAGGTACGGGTCATTTGCTTCAGAGCCGAGCGCGTCAGACACAATAGGCGCGACGGGCGCTGAGGCCGGTACGTTGCGCACGGTCTCACCCAAGGCCGGGACCGGCGCTGCAGGCAATGGTGCCCCCTGCTGTACCTTGCCTTCCGGTTTGTCTTCCTGCGCAGGGAGCACCGTGGCCCGTAAAGCCTGCCCCGGCATCTGCGGACTTTCCGGCTTTGGTTCATCCTCCGCATCAGGCTGTTCATTACCAAACCAGCGCTTACCCAACCAGCTGCCCAGCGATTCGCCACCCATACCGCCAAGCACGGCGCCGACAGCACCACCCACTGCTGTACCAATAACAGGCACCACCGAACCGATGGCCGCCCCTGCTGCAGCGCCCGCGAGAGCCCCCGTGAGACTGCCTGCAGCCCCCCCATACCCTTCAGCTTTCTCTTCCTGAGAGTTGGCGTTGATCGCCACATCAATCGCGGCAGCGCCGGCATCAACCACATTCCCGCCAGGCAATCGCTTGGCAAGACGGGTAACGCCGCGTACTGAGCGAGCGACCCTGCCCAATTCTTCAATGCCGGTCACCGCTTTTGGTATAGCCGTAGGAACAACTGCAGCTACAGCGGGCTTTACCGATGGCAACTTTGTCGGCCCCACCGCTTGCTTCGGCCGGGCTGAGGCGCCTTGCCTGTTTTCGCGTCGACGCGCACGACGGCGGCTTCTGCGACTACCCTTGGCAGGCGCTGCTGGGGCGCTATTCGCAACGCTACTGCCAATCCCACCCATGGCGTCGGCATTGACCACAAACACCCGCTGCGGGTCGTTTCCATCCGTTACAGGGTCATTGGCCGGATCAGAACCGGGCGAGCGCGCCCCAAGCACCTTGCCCAGCACGCCTAACCCGGTGTCGACCACCTTGTTACCGGTCTTGGGCAGTTCGATGGGTGCACGCTCGCCACGATTAGCTCGACCAGCGAAAGACTCCAGGCCACGGCCGCGCGCGATGTTGACCACGCCTCGCCCGATCTTGAGCGCACTGGACGCGGTCCTGAATGCCAGGATGGCCCCTACGGTGGCGGCAATGCCCGCCACGACCATCGGAAACTTGTCCGACAGCTCGGTGACGCCACGGGCAACCGCCGTCAGTCCTTTAGCCGCCATGTCGGTGGCCGGGCGGATGGCGTCACCAATGCTGCGCATCGAGTCGTTGACAGCCTGCCCCAGCTCGGCCCAATGCTGCGCAGAGGTCTCTCGGCGCTCAGCAAGGTTCTTATCGAGGATGCCCGAGGCTTTCTGCGAATCGGCTTTGAGCTCCTCATACAAGCCCCGGTTTTGCCCGTAGGCTGTGAGCGCGGCCTTGACCTGCATGTCGGCGAAGATATCGCCGGTGCGCAACGTTTTCTCCAGCGCCTCAAGCGCGGCCTTGGCTTTCTCCGGGTCAACTTCCTTGTCGATGTTGGCCTTGGCTGCCTCGATCTTTTTGGCCTTGGCCGGATCAGTCGCCTCGACGTACTTCATGGCCAGGGCCATGGACGCCTCAATGACGTTCATGCCCTTCTGCAGGCCAGTGTTCAGCGAGGACTGATAGTCAATGCCAGCATCCTTGTAGGCTTTGACCACATCACCAGCGCCGATCTTCTCCATCCAGTTCTTGAAGTTGTTAGCCGCTTCGTCCGAACTGCCGGCGGTCTTCATCTGGACCTGCAGCATCGAGCCCAGCGAGGTCACCGCATCCAGCCCGGTGATGCCGTTCTTCTCCATGCCGGCCAGCAGTTGCGGGAACCACTTGGCCATGTCGCTGGCCTCGAAGCTACCCGCCTGACCTTGGTAGGCGATAGCCTCCAGGGCCTGCTGCATGACCTTCGGATCGCTGATCTTGGCGTTTTGCTGCAG